CCGCTATCACCAAGGCGGCATGGTCGGGGGGGCGGAAGTGCCGATCATCGCCATGCGGGGCGAGGAAGTCCTGACCCGGTCGGACCCACGGCACGCTGCAAACGGGGGCGGCGGGACGAACGTGGTCGTGAATATCCAGGCTGGCGTGACGCAGCAGGAGGTCCGGGCGCTCGTGCCGGTCATCAAATCCGAGGTCATGTCGGCGATCGTCGACGCACGCCGTCGTGGCGGCGAGTTCTCGCGCGGCTTGGGGGTCTGACGATGGCGATCACCTATCCGCTGGCGCTGCCGACGGCGGTCGGCATCGAACGCCTCGACATGCGCCTCGTGTCCGTCGTCGCCGTCGCGACGTCCCCTTTCACGCTCTCCCAACAGGTCTACGCGCACCCCGGCCAGCGGTGGCAAGCCGAGGTTCGGGTGCCAGCGATCAGCGGTCGCGCGGACGCCGACGCATGGATTAGCTTCCTCGTGGCGATGCGCGGCCAGTTTGGAACAGCCACCTTCGGCGACCCGCTGCGGGCGACGCCGCGAGGGGTCGGGACCGGCACGCCGCTCGTCAACGGCGGGTCGCAGACCGGGCGCGCCCTCGTCACCGACGGGTGGACGCCAAGCCAAGCCGGGATCATGCGGGCGGGCGACTATATCCAGATCGGCACCGGTGCCAACACGCGCCTCCACATGGTCGTCGAGGACGCCGCATCGAACGGGTCGGGGCAGGCGACCCTGTCGATCGAACCGGCCCTTCGCGCCTCGCCGCTGGACAACCAAGCCGTCATCACGAGCAGCCCCGTCGGCCTGTGGCGACTGTCGTCGAACGACATCGGGTGGTCGCTCGAAAACATCACGACCAGCGACATCGTCCTCCCCTTCGTCGAGGCGCTGTAATGCCGCGTTCCCTGACCGCCGGGTTGGAGGCCGCGACCCTCGCCGCAAGCGTCGCGCCGATCATGCTGCTCGAAGCCCTATTCGACGCCTCGCCCATCCGCCTCTGGACCGGCCTCGGCGACCTCATTTGGAACGGCTATGTCTGGACCGGGGCCGGGACACTCGTCGAAGTGTCGTCGGTGCAGGAGACGCAAGACCTTCGGGCGACGGGGCTTGAAGTCACGCTAAACGGCCTCCCGCCCGAGGTGATATCGCTCGCCCTCGCGACGCCCTACCACGGGCGCATCGGCAACGTGTATTTCGGGGCGCTTGACGTCTCGACCGGTGCCCTGATCGCCGATCCCTACCTCATCTTCGGGGGACGGGTCGACGTGATGACGATTGGCGAGGGTGCCACCACGGCGTCGATCCGCGTGTCGATCGAGGGCCGTCTGATCGACTTGGAGGTCGCTCGCGAACGGCGCTACGAGAACGAGGACCACAAGCTCGACTTCCCCGACGATCGGTTCTTCGAGTACGTCTCGGTAATCCAGGACGCGCAAATCCTGTGGGGTCGGTCGTGAAGGCCGAGGGGTGGGAAGGGCGTCTCCACCTTCTGATCGAAGGGGCGCGCAATCGGGCCTTCGCATGGGGCACGCACGACTGCGTGACCTTCGCCGCCGATGCCGTGATCGCACAGACGGGGCACGACCCGATTTCCGACGTGCGCGGGACGTGGAAAACGGCACGCGGGGCGCAGCTTGCCATGCGGGCGGTCGACGGCGGGTTCGGCCCGGCCATCGCGTCGCGGTGCGGCGTGCCCGTCGCCCTACCCCTCGCGTCGCGTGGCGACCTGATCCGTGTCCCGAGCGAGAACGGGCCTTTCCTTGCCATCGTCGACCTGTCGGGGACCGCCGCGTGCGCGCCCGGCAAGTCAGGCCTCGTTTGGGTGCCGTTGTCGTCCGCATCGGCGGCGTGGAGGATCTAATGCCGCCAGCCATTGCAGCCGCTGCGATCGGTGCGGCCTTGTCAACCGGCGTCGCGGTCGCGGCCGGGTCACTGATCGCCGGGTCGATCCTCGTCACGTTCGGCGTCTACTTCGGCGTCTCCGTCGCCCTTTCGGTCGTCTCTCAAGCCCTGTCGCCAAAGCCGAAGCTGCCCGACTTCTCGGGGACCGCTCGCGACCGGACCTTGACCGTGCGCCAGCCGGTGTCGCCGCGCCGGATCATCTACGGGCGCGTCCGCACGGGCGGCGTCATCACCTACATCCAGGCATCGGACGACGAGGAAGGGTCGAAGAACGCTTTTCTGCACCTCGTGATCTGCCTCGCGACCCACGAAATCGACGACGTCGAGAAGGTCTATTTCGACGGCGAGGAAGTCGTCATCGACACGAACGACGAGGTGTCGTCCCCGGCGAAGTTCGCCGGGAAGGCGCGCCTCCGCGTCTATCGTGGCACGACGACGCAGACCGCCGACGGCGACCTGATCGCGGCATCGGGCGACAAGTGGACGACGGCGCATCGCGGGCAGGGCATCGCCTATATCTACACGCGGCTGCGGTACAGTCAAAGCGCCTATCCAGGCGGCATCCCCAACATCACAGCCCTCGTGCGCGGCAAAAAGGTGTTCGACCCGCGCACGTCGACGACGGCGTGGTCGCGCAATGCGGCGCTGTGCATCCGCGACTATCTCACCCGCCCGGCGAAGGACGGCGGCGTCGGCGCGCTCGACGCCGAACTCGACGCGACCGCGTGGAACGCCGCTGCGAACACCTGCGACGAGGACGTTCCGGTTCTGCCCAGCGGGACCGAGGACCGCTACACGATCGACGGGACCATCGAACTGTCGGGCGGTGCGACGCCGCGCGCCTACATCGAACGCCTCCTGACGGCGTGCGCGGGGACCGTCGTTTACGCGGGCGGCCGGTGGCGGCTGCTCGTCGGCGCGTATCGGACGCCGACCGTGATCCTGACCCTCGACGACCTCCGCGACAGCTATTCGGTCAGCACGCAGACGAGCCGCCGCGACCGGTTCAACGGGATCAAGGGCACCTTCACGTCGCCGGAAACGGCCTACCAACCGGCCGACTATCCGCCCATCCTCGGGGTCACGACCGCCGAGAACGGCGAGCGCGTGTTCCGCGACCTCGACCTCCCGTTCACGACGACGTCGGCCGCCGCCCAGCGGATTGCGCGCATCGTCCTCCGGCGGGCGGCGCAGCAGATCACGGTGACGCTGCAATGCAAGTTGACCGCGATGCGCGTCCAGGCGGGCGACGTCGTCGGCCTGTCGATCGAACGCATGGGCTGGATCAACAAGCCATTTGAGGTCGTCGACCTTCGGATGGCGGTCTACACGCAGGGCACGTCGCCCGCCCTCGGGATCGACCTGACGCTGCGCGAGACGACATCGACAATTTTCGACTGGACCGCCGCGACCGACGAACTGGCGACCGACCTCGCGCCTAACACCACGCTCCCGTCGGCGTTCACGGTTGCGGCCCCCGGCACGCCGACGATCACCGAACAGCTTTATGAGACGCGACCGGGGGCGGGCCTCGCGACACGGGCGATCGTCTCGTGGACGTCGGTCCTCGACGCCTTCGTCGGCGACTACGAAATCCGCTTCCGCCTCGCCGGGGCGGAATGGCCGGACCCGCGCCCGCGTATTCGCGGGCTGGTCGACACGATCGACGATATCCCGCCGGGCACCTACGAGGCCCAGGTGCGCGCCATCAACGTCTTTGGCGTGTTCTCGGCATGGTCGGCGACCGCGACATACACGGTCGCCGGGCTGGCACTGGAACCCGCCGACGTGACGGGCCTCACCCTGACACCACGCGGCGGGCAGGCGCATCTGCGTTGGAACCGGCACCCCGACCTCGACGTCGCGATCGGCGGCTATATCAGCATCCGCTGGTCGCCCGTCGTCAGCGGGGCGACGTGGGCCTCGTCGATCGACCTTTTCCCCGGTGCGACGCCGGGGGTCGCGGGCACGTCCACCGAGGCGACCGTGCCGCTCGCGGCCGGAACCTACCTCGCGAAAGCGATCGACAGCAGCCGCAACGTCAGCCGGAACGCGATCACCGTCACGACGACCGCGCCAGACGTGATTGCATGGAACGCGGTCACGAGCGTCACCGAAAACCCGACGTTCGCCGGGGTCGTGACCGGGGGTGCCTTCGTCGACGGGGGCACGCTCGCCCTCGGCGGGACGTCGCTCGTCGATACCTGGGCCGACGTCGACGCCATCGTGTCGTGGGACTACGACGGCGGGGTCGCCACAAGCGGCGTCTATACCTTCGCGACGACGCTCGACCTCGGGGCGATCTACGCCGTCCGCGCGCTCGCCGACGTGCGGCTGACCGTCATCGCGGCACTCGACCTGATCGACAGTCGCTTGGCAGACATCGACACATGGGGCGACTTCGACGGGGCCGTCGTCGGCGTGGACGCCGGGGCGGCGCTCGAACTTCGCGCGACCGACGACAACCCGTCCGGTTCGCCGACGTGGGGCGCATGGCAACCGCTGATCGTCGGCGAGTATCGCGGGCGCGGGTTCCAGTTTCGCGCCACGCTGACGTCGGCCGACCCGTCTTACACGCCCCAG